GGCACCGCGGAGCGCAGCCCGTCGATCCGCTTCTGCATCTCGGTGAGCGTCACAGGAGCGCCCGCCCGAGACGAAACGGCCACAACATCTCCTGCACCGCGGGAGATAGTATCTCCTCGTCCCGCAAGCCCAGCGACACACCGCCGCCGCTCACGTTCGACCGGCCCTGCTCAGCGCGGAGGTTCCAGCAGTTCCGCACCGCGAGGATCGCCGCCGCCTTCACCGCTGCGGGAACCGTCGTGTACCCGGCCGTGACAGTCGCCTTGATGCTCCGTCGGGCCTTGTACCAGGTGCCGTGCGTGGCAGTCTCCGTGAGCAGCACCAGCCCCATGGAGCCGTCGAGGATCGCATAATCCCCGCTGGCCACAAGGTCCGCGGCAGCCCACGACCAGCCCGAGTCATCGTAAATGGACGTGACCGCGGTGAGCGGGTACACGTCGATCATAAGCTCGCGCCCGCCCGGCCCGTCGAGGTAGCGCACATAGGAAGTGCTCTCCATCGTCGCCGCCGCGCCTGCCGTTGCCGGCGGGTAGCCGCACCAACGCGCGAACACGTCGCCGATGCGGGCGATCCACAAGTCCAATAGCGTGTCCTCAGCGGTTCCGGCGGTCTGCGGAATGTGCCCGCGAGCCTCGGCAGCGGTGATGAGCGCCATGGTTAGCCCTTCCGGGGATTGCGTACCATCCGGTCAACGGGCGGCGCCGACATCGCCGGAGCGACGACATCGGACACCGCCTCGATGCTGCCGGGAAACGTGGCGAGCAGGTACGCCGCCGACTCGTCAGGGAGCTCGCGCACCTCTCCAGCACCCCACAGGACCGTCAGGCCCGGCAGGGTGCCGCAGTAGTGCGGGAGGCCGACGAGTCGGTAGCGCATCAGCCGCGCACGCCCTCGTACACCGCCACCACGTCGAAGTCGTACGCGGGGCCGGTGCCGGCCTTGGCCACGGCGACCTCGAACACGCCAGCCGCGGCGCGCTCCAAGTCACCACCGGTACCGGTGATGGTGAGAGCCACCACGGTCCCGGCGGTCAGGGCGCCACCGGCCACGGTGGTCGCACGGCTCACGAGGGTCGTGGAACCCTTCTTGACCGTGAGGGTGATGTAGTTGGTGTCGTGAGCGGCAACGGTCACGTTGGGGATGACGTAGAGGCGCTTGATCTTCGCCGCGTTCAGCGAGGCGTTGATCAGGTATTCCAGGTCGGTGGCGTCGGTTCCGACGCACTTCACGCGGTCGGTGAATTCGGTCATCATGGTAGAGGCTCCTGAGTGGGGAAGGGTGAAGCGGGGCCGACCTTCGCCAGCCCCGCTCGGCGCTCGTTAGAGCATGTTGTAGGCGTAGAACACGACCTTCTGGCCGCTGCTCGACAGGGTACGCATGGACTTGCGCTGCGTGGCGACGATGTTGTAGATGCCGCGGGTGATGTCCTTGTCCTGCTCCACCATGACCGAACGGCTCTGGTAGTGCGCGAACTCGCCCCGGCTCACCGCCACAAGGCCCGAGAGGGCGCCCGATCCGGTGAAGAGGCCGGTGTTGGCGAGGTCAGCACCCATCCAGCGCGAGGCGAACAGCGGGTGCCCGCCGATGCTCGCGAGCTGGCCGGTGAGGATGGTGGCCGCAGCGCCCATCTTGTCCACGGTGAGCACGGAGGAGTCAACCATGAGCTTCTTGTACAGCACCTCGGGGGAGGTGAGCAACGCGATGTCCGACGCGGAGAGCTCGCCCATGGCGCCCACAACCGAGCCCATCACGCCAGCGGCGGTCTGAGATGCGGTGAGGTCCACGGTGCAGGAGCGGTCCACGGCGAGAGCGCGGAAGCCCAGGAACCCGCGGCGGTGGTCACCGGACCCGCCGAGGCCGGTGGCGCCCCAACGGCTGCGGAGGTTCCAGGTCGCGATGGCGTCCTGATGGGTGGCGGTGGTGTCACCGTTGACCATGCAATCCTCGTAGCCGTCGCTGATGGCGCGAGCGGCACGACGGGCGATCTCAGGCGCGAGGGCGAAGATCGCATCCTCGGTCGCCGCGTCGTCCACGATGAAGCGCGCCGCGAACCCGGCCGACTCGATGGTCTGCGAGTCGCTGGTGACATCGCTGGCGGTGTACTGGTCGGGGTCGTTGGTCGACGCCTTGCCCTTCAGGTAGGGGCGGCCGGTGTCCGTGATCTTGGGCACGATGATCGGGCCGTTGATGCTCACGGTGGCGAACAGCGCGGCGATGCCGTTGGCGGTGAAGAAGTCCTCATACAGCGCCGAGATCGGCGTGTCGGGAATCCACTCGGCGCCGCTGCCAGAAGTGTCGCTGATCGACTTCGCGATGGTCTTCTCCAGCGAGGCGCGGAACCCGCCCGCGGTGGGCGCCTTGGCCGCGTGGGCGAGCAGGCGACCGCGGAGGGTGACGGGCGCGCGGCCGGTCACGCTGCGGTAGATGGTCGCGGCGAGCGCGATCTGCTTGAGCTCGGCGTCCCACTCGGTCGCCGGGGCGTCGGTGAACAGGCCATCGCGCACCACGTCGACCGCTTGGCCGGCGAACTGCACGCGCTCGACGCTGCGAACGAGGTTGATCGACCCGTCCGACCGGGTGAACCGGGACACGAGCGCGGCCTCCCCGCCCACGGGCTCGGCGGCCTGCTTGCCGGCGAACGCCTGCCGCTCCTCCATCGCGCGCAGCTTCTCGCCGAACTCGGCGGCGGCCTTGTCGTGAGCGCGCTTGATCTCGGCTTCGGTGTTGTGCTTCGCCGCTTCGATCTTGTTGTGAACGTCGCGGAACTGGCCAAGGAGCTCGGCCTGATTGGTGATGGTGATGTCCATGGGGGTCATTCCGTGTAGAGGTGGGAGAGGCCGACCGGCGAAGGCGCCGGCTGAAAGAGCTTGGACAGATCGTCAGCGGGGGCCGAACGCTCTGCCAGAATGTCAGCGAACATACCACGAAGCGCGGGCTCTTGTGCCAGCTTGTCAATCACCATATCGGCGATTTCCGCGGCGCTGAGCTTCGAGGCCGCACGAACGGCCACCGCTTCGGGGTTGGCCGGAACCGCGACGATGCTGATTTCAAGCAGCTCGCAGTCGTAGTAGACTTCGCCGTAGCCCTCGGCCATGTACGCCGGGTCATCCTTGGCGAGCTGCGAGCGAGACACGCGGCGACCGGGGCGGAAGCCCACGGATACGGCGTTGATCACGCCGTCCTCCACGTCCTGCTTGATCTCCTGGGCGTAGGGCTTGGCGCTCCACTTGACGACATCGAGCGTGAGGCCAACGCCCGGCACGATCGCCACCTCACCACGCCCAACGACGTTGGCGGCGGTGTACTCGTGATCGGTCAGCACGACCGGGTTGGCCCGGTAGTTGTCGAGCTTCCACGTTGCTTGATCCACAACGTCACTCATGCGGTCGCTGGCGGCGGTGCTGGCCACGAAGAGCTGACGGGCTACGCCGTCCACCTCGACGGAGCGGCGATAGGCGAGGGTGCGAGTCGTGGTCATGATGCCTCGATGAGCGGGACGGTGGTGCAGCGGCAGGCTACGCAAAGGGCGGCGGAAGCGAACCCGCCCGGCCCGTCGGCGGTGGCGCCGAGGTGCTCGCCCGCGGGCACGACGAACGCCTCGCCCACAGCGCGCTCTTGCCCGTCAAGGTAGGCGTGGGCATCGCGGACGTGTCGATCGCGGGCGCTCAGCCATTGCTTACGGACGCTGACGCCCTCGACATCGGCGTAGCGCCCATAGGCCGCGTTGTGGCCGGCGCTCAGGCTGCGCGTCGTCTCCGTGCGAGCGATGAGCAGGGCGCGCGACGGGCTGAACGCGCCGGACTCCTGGACGCGAAGGCCGATTCCGTTCACGCCCTCGCCTGCGTCGATCCCAGCCTGCACCGCGGCGCGGACCTTGGCCTTGGTCGCCGGGTCCGTGAACGACACGAACTCGGCGAGGCGCGCTTCTGTCGCCGCATCGGCCGCGCTCGCGTCCATCGTCCACGGCTTGCCGAGCTGGTCGGCGCCGTCCCGATAGCCCGACTGAATCGCATCACGCAGCGCCGCGCGCATGGACTCGCCCCATGCGTCAGCCTCGCCCGCGGGGAACAGCCAGCCCATGATGTCCGTCACGAGGTCTTTGTGAACCGCGGCGAGTTCGATCGGCATCGTGTCGAGCCGGGCGATCACCCGCGCCGACTGCTTGGAGAGCGCGCGACGGGTACGCACCGCAAGCGCCGTTTCTGCCGGGCCGTGGACCTTCTCCACCCACCCGGTCCACACCGCGGCGCGCTGCTCCTCGCCCACCGGGGCGGGCGTCAGCGTGGCTACGGGCGCAGGCTCAGGCTCGGCGCTGCTCGCGGAGCGGAACAGGTGCAGGATCGAAGCCTTGGCGGCGGGCGCCTCCTCGGCGGCGGGCGGCTTCTCCTCGGCCACATCCGACACCGGGGCATCGGCAAAGCCCTCGTAAGCGGCGGCATCGGCACTGGTGGCGCCGAGCAGCTTCCACGTCACCACGCGCTGTAGCCTCGCATCCCGCGACTCTTGAAGGGCGGGCACCGACGAGAAGTCATGCGACACGCGGAAGGCCGGATCGAACCGTCGAGCGATGCGGGTGAGCGCCGCGTCAATGACCGCCGCGCGGGCTACGAGCCCCTGCCAATACACCTGGTCCTGCTGCTTGGCCGTGGCGTAGTTGGTGTTCGGCAACCCCACGCGGGCAGGCGGCACCCCGAACAGGCCCAACACCGTTTCGCGGGTGAGCTTGCGCTGCTCGCCGAACTCCATGTCCCGCAACGTGAAGTGAGGAAACTCGGCCTTGATCGCGCCCGACAGCACAAACGCCGGCTTCCCGGATGCGGCAAAGTCGCCGTAGCTGGCGGCGATCTGCTCGCGCTGCTCCTTGGTCAGCGGCATGTCACCCGCGGGCGAGATGATCGCCTCAGGCCGCCCACGGTTCGCCTGCTTGGCCGCGAGCTTGGCCGCGCCTCGCTCGGCGTTCAGGTCGTCCACCAGCGCGGAGATCATACCCTCGCCGACCAGCGCGCGATTGTCGGCCATCCACGACGTAGCCGACACCATGGCGATCGACTCAGCCGCGAAGTACCGCCGCTCCGCACCCGTGCGGGGCGAGAACTCAACCCCGGCGAGCTCGCCGAAGTCGTCCATGATGGGGCGCACGCTCTCCGGGTGGAGAAGCTTGAGCGACACGGGCTGAGCGCCGCCCACGATGAGGATCGTAGCCGTGCCCGTCGGGAGCCAGTAGGTGATGAGCTGCCGCTCCCAGATGGTGCGGTCCATCGTCGTGGTGGGCTGCGCGAGGAGGCCGAGCAGCGGGTGGGCGGTGACGACCTCGGCATCCGGCCCATCCCCGCGCGTCAACCGTAGAGGCACGCCCGAGAGGTCGTCGGCGATGGCGTTGATACACGCGCGCACCCATGGGAACGTCGCAAACGCGGCCATCGATGCGTGCGGGTCGAAGGTCGGCCCAGCGGGGGACACCGAAGCGCCCCCAATCTGCGGAGGCTCTACCGGCGTGCTGTACGAGTAGCCGAGAGCCCTCGCGATGTCCGGCCATGTGGGGAGGGTCCACGCCATTTGGACAACGTGGCACGAACATGCCAATCTGTCAATGCGTTAGAAGCTCGCCCCCCAGTCCATGCCGCGGGAAAGGCCGTAGCAGACGTAGCGGCAAAAATCCTGCGCGTGGTCATTCGCCTTCAGCGGCAGGTCGGGCGAGTCCTTCGCCCCGACGCGGGGCGCCCACACATAGCCCTCGATCTCACGGATGAACGGCAGGTTGCTCGGCGTGTCATGCACCACCAGGTGAGGGCGCCCGTTGGGGTCGAGCGCGAGCCGCGAGGCTACCGCGTTGACGCCCGGTCGGATGTCCTTGCGCGCGGGCGTACAGGCGATGCCGTGCTGCGCGAGCGTCATGCGTCCATTCGCCTCCTCGGGGTCCGCCCACACGATCGACGGCTTCCCATGTCGCCCGAACAGCGCGTGAAGGTGCGCGGCGTGCTCCTCCCACCGCAGGCCCGCCATGTAGTGCGTGCCGAGCAGGTGCAGCACGTCGTCAGCAGGGTCGAGAGCGAACACCCCACAGGCGAACGGGTTGCTCGTGCCGAAGTCGATGCCCGCGTACCGCGGCCAGCTCGCAGGCGGGTCGAACGCCGGGACGACGTGGACCCCGCGCGACCAGCCCGAGTAGACCAGCCCCTCCAAGGCCACGAACTTTCCGCTCTCGCGCGCCGCCCGTTCGTGGTCGCCGTAGCGCGACATTCGCAGCGCCCGGCCGTGCTGGTCAATGTACGGGTTGTCTCGCCCGTCGACCTCGGCGTAGCGGTATCCCTCCTTCGGGCTCGCTTGGAAGTCGTCGTATACCCACGTCATGCCCTTTAGCGGCGTCATGCTCAGGAGGATGTAGCAGCCTTTCCACGGCCGCCGGCCCAGCCGCATCAGGCACTCACCGAACACGGCGCTATCGTGCTCTTCATCGAGGATGATGATGTCGAACTCGTCAGCCTGATACGCCCGCGCCCCCTGGTCGTTGGACTTGAATACGATCGTGCCATTGTTCCCCACCGCACCCGGCGCCGACACCTCGGCCTCGCCATCGCCCCGCTCGTTCCTCCACTTGCACCCGTGCGGGAGCAGGCGGCGCACCTTCTCGCGCAGCACCTTGCGGCTGTCGTTGCTCGTGAGCGCCGAGAACAGCACGCGGCCGGGGTAGGGCGGGATCGAATCCTCGGGTAGCCCGTTCGCGGTTAGCCACGCGCGGGCGATGGGGTGGCGACTGCCGAGCATCGCAGCAACGGCGAACTCCGCAGCGAGGGCGCTCTTGCCGCTGTTGTGGTGGACGACGCCCGCCGCAACGTAGTTAGCCAGCCCCGGCACATGTAGATCGTAGTGGGCGGCAACGGTATCGGCGGCGATCGCCTCCACCGTCACATGGTCATCGTGCTCAGCGGAAAGAAGCCTGTCTCCTCGCCGCAGGCTCCCCACCTGTCGCCACCCCTGGTCAGTGAGCACCCGATGGGCGGCGGTCGCTGAGAACTCGGCGCCGCTGCTCAGCCGCACCCGAAGTAGCGGGTCGGGCCCCTTGGCTGGCCACGCTTCGGCCTCTGCCGCGACGATACGCGATCCGTCCCATGCCTGCACGTGGAACCACCCACGTAGGTCGCCGATGGGCGTCCACGTCTGCGCCACCGGGTCGTAGATCGGGGTATCCGCCCGGAGGCACCCGTTACCGCCGAGCAGCGCGAACGCGAGCGAGCCGGCCACCTGTTGCGCCGCTCCTCGCTGCGAGCTGGCGCGCGGTGTCGCCACGTCCCACAGTCGCGAGTAGGCCAGCGGCGCCGCGGTACGCCGCTCAGCCCGCGCCTTGGCCGCTCGTGCGCCGTGGATGAGCTGCCGGCGGTCCATCAGATCGCGAGCGTAGCCCGCACGGCCGCCGCCGC